TCGTAGTTCGCGTCATAGTCTGGTAGTTGATAAGTAGAACATGTTGGAGTGAAGGCGCCAGGCAATGCAAAGAGAACTACCCTCTTATCCTTGAACAAGTCAGTTGAATTGACCATCTGCCAGATGTATGGATTCTCATCACCCTGTGCAGCCATGTTTTCGTCCCTTACCCTCATGTGAAAGGTAATATCTTGGGGCAATTTTTGACCTACTTCTATTTCCATTTTATTTCCTTATATTTGAGAACTTGGCTCAAGTGCCAAGAAATATGTCAGTCTTGAGTTAGAAAATTTGAAAACCTTTTTCTGACTGACTGTGACTTCGTAATCATCGGGGATTACTTTAAGGTTTTCAATACCAAGTCTAGCATCGAACTGTACATTAGCTTGACCAATGTCAGTTGTGAATGAATTACTCTTCGGAGTATTGGGGTCACCAACACTAAGGACTACTCCATCACCACTAGCAACCACACTAAGAGTAGGTGCAGAGATTACACTCGCTGCCCTATAGATAGTATTGATTTGTTCCTTGGTAATATTGAACTGATAGAAAGCATCAATTTCAATTTCTTTTTCTGGCGCTGCCACGATGATAGATGGTTCCGCGTAATAAAACTTGAACCTTCCAGCATCAGATTTGCATGTCAGATAATCATCCGAGAATTCAATCTCTGTATCTTCACTCATAGTGACCAAAGATAGAAATTGATTCAAGTCATAGATAGCGAACTCCTGTGGGAAGTTCTCTTCTATTGTGCCCTTTGCAAGAATGGACTTTGAAGCGGACACAGTTGACAAACTACTACCTTCCTTAACCAAAAGATTTGTGTTAATGGTGGCGTAATTTTTCAACAACTCCAAAGTTGTTTTAGATAGTTTCATAATATACCTCAATCAAATTAAACATCATATAATAACATTTGTTAGGGGCAAATGTCAACCCCAAATTTTTTATACTTCGCCAGTAACAATCTCTTCTGTCATGCTGTTAGCAGTTAAGTAATCTTTGTATGCAGTTTCGGATAGATGTCCTGTACCATTGTAAGGAGCGGCTGCAAATAAAGCATCCCTATCTACCACAAATGCATTGTAAGCATCTTCATCAGCAAAGTCTAACTCCCATTTAAAAGAAAGATTGTCTTCTGCTATTGTTAGTGCTACGGTCACATCAGACCTAGCGTCAAGCCAGTTCCTAAAGTGAGTACCGTTAGTTTCAAATCCAGCGTCAGCATCCTCAGCGAAAAAATACCAGTTCGTTGAAGTGTCTGGGCGAGTACTTGTATAAGTTAATCTATATGCCATTGTTCATTCCTCTATTTAAAATCTTACTCTCTTATTTATAATAAAAGTGTCGGGAACTTGGTACTTCTTGTGAGAGAGTAAGAGAGAGGTGTACCAAGTCCCGACTGCCCGTTGGGGGCAAACCGTTAAAAAGGGATATCATCCTCGGCGATATCGCCTTTGAATATATCACTTTGTTCATACTGGCGAACTTGTTCTTCCTCTTCTTCTTGTTCACCAATGTCATGTACATGCAATGCGATAATAGCATAGTGCAGTACCTTTAATAAATCTTTGCGGTTAGTACCGTCTTTTTTTCCATACCTCTGGGCATACTTCAAAATGTTTCCAATACAAAATCCCATCCCATGACCACCGTCAATAATAAATTCGGTTGCCTGATATTTGTTCTGGGAGTAATGTTGCCCATAAGTTTCATCGATATAAGATTGGAGCTCCTTGATAAGAGCTCCTTCATTATACTTGTAGTCTAGACTAGAAGTCATAAGTATCATTTTCCTCAGTAGTAGTTTCAGTTTCAGTTGAGGTTTCCAAGATTTCCTCAGCAGAGACTCCAGCATCCACCTTAGTGTAAAGGTCAATGAAGGCAGTCTTAGTGTCAGTATCGAACCTATTGACGCACAACTGGATTGCCTTGAGTCTATCAGAGAACATGGCGTATGCCTTGACAATGTGTTCCAATCTTCTGGTAGAAACCAACTCATCGATTCCACCTTCATAGAAAGTCTTTCTGATTATGTCAGCCCACATGACTAACTTGTCAGCGAAGTCTTCATCTACACACTCAGCAACACCCATCTTGTTCATGACAATTTTCTTCTCTTGAACACTAGAAGGATATTCTTGTTCAACCGTGATAGCAAACCTTTCTAGGAACGCCTCATCCAGAACTTGAGCACCCATGAACTTACCGTCATCGGAACCTTTACCTTTTGTGTTCGCAGTAGCAATCACATTGAAACCAGTAGCAGGCGTAACAACCTCACCAGACTTCTTATTGAAGTAAGGTTTCCCTTCAAGGATTGCCTGAAGGCACATCAACTTGTTAGAACCCCTATCAATCTCATCTAGGATAAGAATCGCGCCTCTCTTCATGGCAGTCAGCACAGGGCCTTCCCTGTAAACCACATTACCATCCACGAGAGTGTTGCCACCAATCAAGTCATCTTCATCGGTCTCGATAGAGATGTTAACCCTAATCGCTTCTTTCTTGAGTTTGGCGCAAACTTGTTCCACCATCATAGTCTTACCGTTACCAGAGAGACCACAAATAAAAGTCGGATAGAACATACCAGACTTGATGATGTTCACCAAATCCTTATGAAACCCGAATGGGACATAAGTACTATCTGAATCTGGAATTAAGTTTTCGATTTCCACAGCAAGTTTAGCCTGTTTGACTACCTTGGCCTGTGATTGAATCGTAGCAATCGGTTCCAAGGTAGATACCGCTTCTTCAAGGGCAGGCGCCTCATCGGCGACAGGTTTGATGGCGGTATTACCTATTGACAACAAAGTTGCCATGTTTGGTGAAAATTGGTTCCTACCAACTTTACACTCTTTAAAAAACCACATGGGATTTTTCAATCCCTTGGACTTTGCAATCTGCATTGCCTCCGCCTTGGAGAACACAGCAGACGCGGAATTGTTCACATCGGCAAGGGCCTGAAGGAACTGTTCTTTTTGTTTTACACTCATAATATATAACCTCTCATCTCAATTTACTAGATCATGATCCCATATTTTGGGGCAAATGTCAAGGGCCAAAACGAATTTTTTTTCATTTTCTTTCCCTGTAAAATCAACCACTTACGCGACCTCATCTATGAATCTGTTTAAGAACTGTCTAGAATTGGACTTGCCTTTCTGGAATTTCTTAAACCCTCTCAGAATGTCAGCCTTACTATCAGAACTGACCTCAAACTCTGCCTCTTCATTCAGAGACTTAGCACCCTTCAGAATGAAGCAAGCATCACTCCCCAACTTAGACTGGCATGCCATGAAGTTATTGGTTTTCCAGTTAGTTGACTTTTCTTTTTGGAAGTTCTCATCATACTCGGCATAGTCACCTGTCATATCAGTCCACGCCTGTCTCGCTTCTCTAATGTTGTTATCAACTAAGAAGAAGTGAACTATTCTAGAACCGACAAACTTTTTGTAGTAGTCAAAAGTAACAGCAGTAGCGGACTCATATTGTACCCTACCATAGTTAGTACCATACATCCCTTTGATGTTAGTGGTAACTGACATACCATTGCCTTTCAATTGGAACTTACCAATTTCAGTTCTCTCTTGACCGTATGAACCAGCAAACTCTTTTTGAATGGCATTGTCAAATCTAAATCTGCCTTCCTCAGAGTATTCACCATTTTCAATCACTTCAATGTCAGAAGTATTTCCACCATCGGAAAGAACGATTGTGTTCATAACCTCAATTCTATTTCTTTCTTTGAACTGTTTAGCAATCTTAGCACCAACTATCATACAACTTGATAGCGGAGTAGAACCAAGATAAAGATGGTAAGGAACATCATATCTTTCCATTCTTGGTTTCATATCTCTCCACTCATACGCGGTCTTGTAACCAAGTAACTTTTTGAAACATCTATTGTACTCATTCTGGGGCAATTCAGAAGATATCAATTGAAGCAGAGCGAATCCACCAGACTCGATGAATATTTCACCATCATTGCAAGATTGGAAAGCAGAACCTCTAGAATCATTCCCAAACTTCTCACTCTGGAGAGTATTGACACAGTTTGAAAAACCGTACACATCAAATGGGATACCAACTTTTTTACAGAAGGCAACTTGAATTAGTGTCTGTTCAATAGTACCAGCCATGTGTCTACCCATTGAACCAGAGAAGTCTACAA